GACCAGGCCCCAATTCTCTTTGAAATTCTCTAGCTGCTTTATATGCATCTACCACCGCTTTTATCACCAATAAAAGTGCGGTTGCTATTAAAATAATAGGATTCCCCATCAAAACAGTCATAAACTTCTGTGCACCTTTAGACATACTTGCCAATCCAGGTAATGTATCTTGTACTGCTTCACCGATTGCTTTAGATTGTTCTGCTGCATCTTCGAGTTCCTTAACCAAATCCTCAGTTAATGGTTTCCCTTCTGCAAGATGTTTTTGCGCAACCTTAGTCGCTTTAGCTGTAGCATCCCATTGGCCAGTTATACCAGCAAGTAAACTCCCCTGTTCTTTATTCGCTTCATTTAATTCTTGAACAGTTTTTAGTACTCTATCCGAAAGAGCTGCACTTCGTTTTAACTCAATTTCTTTCTGTTTTGTATTGGGAGCACGTTTATTACTTTTAGTCCCACCTAGTTTTTCATATGGATCTTTTGGCATAATATATCTCTATTAAAGTTTCTTATATTTTATCAGCTAACCAATCATCAGCTATTGAAGTAGCTTTTTGTCTAGATTTTTCTAAATCTTTTACTAACTTACCAAATTTAGGATCTTTTTTAGCTAATTTGCTAAAAACAGCTGGTCTCAATCCTCTCCCAATTGCTCTAAATAATTTAGATACAAAATCATCTTGTATTTCCTTTAAATTACTTTTATTACTCATTTTGAAATCTCCGATAAAATTAAGTGTTATAACTCAATAATAAATATCAATTTTGATAAAATTTATCGTATTCAACGTTTATGTTTATTTATCTCTTTCTGAAGTTCTTCTGATTCATTTTTATAAAAAGTAGATAATCTTTTTAAGTAAAATTTACGTAAATAAATTGGCATATTGTATGCTTCACCGAAAGGTATGCCACCTTTAGAGTGTAGTATTAATTGAAATATTTCTTCATGAATTAGGGGCTTATACTCTGGCGGTAGGCCAAAAAAATCGTAGGGTGACTGGAATCGTCACCTCTAGCTCCTCCCCACCAACATCTGTCACAGTAGTACTCATATCAATGTCTGGTGTTATAGATGATAAATTATGTCTAAATGCAAGTGAATCTCTTGATAGAAATTCATTATCCACAAAATTATTTATATGTGATTTTTCAGACTTACCATCAACTGAAGTTATTATATGTTTTAAGCGAGTAGTAAGTTCTGTACTTTGGTCTTTAGATATCTTTTGTTTTGCTTTTACTTCTATATCAATCTGTTTCTCATCTTTACCAGTAAGTAATTTAAATGTAACAGTTCTTTTTGAATTTGGTAACTCAAAAGAAAATTCATTTACACCTCTAGTAAACTTACTAAAATCTAAATCAACTGGTTCTAGTTTAGATAAGTCAACTACTTGTTCTTCACCATCATAAGAAAACTCATAATCCTTACCATAACCAAGAACACGAGCTGCAACCATAATTGCATTCTTATCACCAATTAACATATCATCTACCTTAATTGATTTATCTACTATCAATGATTCTAATAACTTATCAATGACAGTACCTTGTTTTATTAGATTTTGTGAAGTAAGTATATCCTCTTCTCTTGCGGTCATGTATTTTACTTCTACTTTACCCTCAGATAACGGGTGACCATCAATATAGAAATATCCTTTTGACGGAAGTTCTACTATTTCCGTAGGAAATTTAAAATCAGCCATAAATGACTCCTTCTAATGTGTGATTATATATATAACTTATTTTGTTATAAAACTATTTTATTTTTTTCCGAACTTTTCAGCTGCTGTAACACCAAGTCCAACTACTGAGATATACATAAAACATTCTAATATTTTATCTTTTACCTCAAATGCAGTAAAGGTATCAGCACCCCAACTACAAATCAACATAAAGAAAGCTGCGAAACCAACTGTTCTCTTAGATGATATTTTAGCATCACTTGATAACATTTCTGTTAAAAAACCCATATTAACTCCTTAGAATTGTAAGATAGCGTAATCGTATTTCAATGTTAGGGTGATATCAGCAGGATCTGTTGATGCATAATCTAATTCACCAAAATCTGCAGATTCAATAAATGTACCTTTCAGTATCCATTCTTCAACAACATCACCAACTGGACCTAACATATTAAACGTAACATCCTTTTTATAAAAATCAGAATAGCCATCTCTACCTGTTACTGATTCATGTGAAAGTCGTATCCATTCCATAACTGCTTGTGCTGCAGATGGAACAACTGGATCATAAAGTGTAACATCAATTGGTTGCCATGCGCCTTTACCTTTTATATACCGTTTAACATTTATATGATCTAAAACTATCTCTTCAAATTGTATTGAAGGTCTTTTTGCTGTTTTAATCAAATAAGCTGGAACACCTTCAATATACATGATGAACCGGTTTTTTGTTTTCGGTTCAAACGGTGTGAACATAATTTCTGAAGGATCTAATACACCCATTTCTTTACTCTCCTAAAAAGTCCGTTATTTCTACTCATAAATAAATATCATCTAAACAAATTTTTGGTAAATTACAAAAAGAAAAACCCCTCATGTAGAGGGGCTTTTCAGTATACGTTAGTGTGTCTTATAAGTTAAACTTATTCAGGAAACGTAGCTCCTGTTGGTTGGACAACAAAATCCAATACGATGAACTCTGCGGTTCTCGTTGGTTGAATAAATATCTGTCCAATCAATTGATTTCTATCTACAACATCTGGAGTATTATTGGTATCATCCATAACAACCCTAAATGCACTCAAACCACTATTCTGTTGTACTTGTTCAAGATACGGATTCACAATATTCAAGAAACGATTTCTTAGTGCTTGAGTATTTTGTTCGAATACCAAATACCTTGATGCACTTGCAATAAACTTCCGTAATGCAATTAACAATCTACGTACATTGATTCTATCAAGTGCTGATGGTTTAGATTGTAATGTTTTTTGTCCAAACACCACTACACCTTGACCTGGGAATGAAGCAATTGGATTAACTCTACCTTCATAAAGTTCATCTCTTTCAGCATGAGTCAATCTTGTTTTTGCTTCAAGTACCGTAGTTAATCCACCACGATTCAAACCTGCTGGTGCGAACCATTCGTGTGCTACTCTATCAGTATAAGATATTACTCCTGGTAATACTACTGAAGGTGGCACCCAAACTGGTTTAGCTGTATCACGATTAGGTATTTTTACCCACGGATAATATGTTGCTACATAATTAGTATCTAATGCAGTTATAGCTTTAACAACAGTCTGAACTGAATCACCTATAGCTGCTGAATCCATAATATAAAGTGCATCTGCTCTAGCTTCAACTTTAGATATTGCATGATTTGTTACACTTGAATGTAATCTATGAATTATACCTGGTGTAACAAGTAAATTAATATCAAATTCATCAGGATTACTTATTGCGTTGATAGCTCTTTTATATGCTAAACTACCACTTGCTGTACTTGATTGACAATCAAATCCTTGTGTATTAGCAGCTGTAATATCTACTCCAGTATAATAAGGTGTTGCTGGATTTCTTCCGTCAAACCCCCATTGAAAAGGTACAATAAATTTCTTCTGTCCAATTGCAGATCCTGATAATGTTAATTTTTCAGCTGCAGCTGAATATTGTGATCCCAACGTACTAGCATCATCATGACCTGGCATATCTTCAAGTGACATAGATATATTGTTTCCTGTAGCTGCAGTAGCTGGAATTGGTGCAAGATAATTAGAATTATCATCTCTTACATATTCACGAAGTAAATCAACTCCAAAAAATACTGAAGGATCAAATAATCCTGCTGTATTAGTTTGACTTTTATTAAATGAAGCACTTGGTACTGATGTACCACCTGGTATAGGATTATTAACTGCTGCATGACCCATAGGTACTAATGATTTTGGATACTGGCTTAAATTATCACTTGTTTTCGTATAATCACCAACTCTTATGTGTTTACTCAAGTTAGGATAATCACCATAATAAGTCAATTTACCATTAGAATCTATTGTTACGTGCCTATCACCAATTCTTCCAGCAAAATAATTTGGTGACTTTGGATCAAATGTTAAACCATCCCATTCTTCTAAAATATTATCATTATTAATACTACCAGGAGCATGAACTCTTACTTGTAATGAAAACGTACCATAATCCGAACCTGCAATGTCCTCGGCCCGTTTTACATTCAAAATTCCTACTTTTATTGATGTATTTATATCATCACCATGTGAACGACTATATACTCTAAATAAATTATATCTAGCATTATTAGATAATTGTGATTGAATGTATGGTGTTCTTGCTGTACTATATGCTTTATTTCCAGTATAAGATGATTCATTACCAAGTGAATCTATTGAAGTAGCTCCATTATAAAAATCAAACCCATTAGCAGTATTAGATACAATAACTTGAGCAGTAGTTGCTTTTGCTAATACATGCGAAGCATTTTTAAATGCCTTATAAACATATACTTCGCTATCAGTAGTACCACTCTTTGAAGATTGTGGATCACCACTAATTACTTCTGTAATAAAATTTGCACTACCTGTATTAAAAGATATTGAATAAGACCTCTCAGTAATATCACTTCCAGAAGCTATAAATGTATAAGAATTCCAATTTCCTGATCCGGTACTTGCACTTAAATCACCAACTCCACTAGATCCTCTAGATGGTGCTAAAATTGCTAATGTTTTTGTTCCAATTGTTGATACTGTTGATTCAGAAACTTGTAATGCTACCGAGTCAACTATATAACCGCCTAAACCAAGAACTCTAACTATTGTTACAACTCCTGCACTTCTTAAATATTGTTCTACGGTGTATGGTGTGTAAAATCTATTATCAACTCCACCAAACATTTCTTCAAATTCTGAAAATGATGTAATAGCAGTTGGTGTGAATGCTGGCCCTTTCTTTGTTGGACCAATTATTGCAGCACCAATTTCACCTATTGCTTGTGGTAAAAATGATAAATCTCTTTCACGGGTAAATACACCTGGCGAAACGATTCTTTCTGCCATTTTATTTCTCCCAATTAATTATTTTATATACTTAAATCTTAGAATAACATACAGTTATTCTTTTATAAGTATAAGGTAACTTTCCTAAAATATACTATTTAGGAACTTTTTTTAAATAAAATTATTAATTAGCAGGTGTTTCAGGTGCCGGTGTAAATACTCCTGTAGCTGGATCTAGTTGGCCTGGTCCGTACTTCTCATTTAACTTCTGAACTAAATCACGTTCTTGCTGTTGAACACCTTCGTATTCAGTCTCAACTTCAGTTTGTCGAGCCTCTAATGCATCACTCTGTTGATCTAACAAAATTCTTTGTACTGCCAACTGACCTAACATTGCTTGTTTTTCTTGATATCCGTTTTGTAGATCTTGTAACTCTTGAAGTTCTTCATCTGTGAATTTCATTTCATCACTTGTTTCTACAACTTTTGTATCTTCAGCCATAACTTTTTCTCCTAATTATGTTTAATATGGTTTATATAAATATCGATTAATTTTTGTAAATAAAACTTTTTTTTAAATTTCAATGACTTTGTATGTCCTACCTGTTGAGTCTGAACCACTCAACTGTGCCGCCTTTGTATTAGCATCACTTTCGTTATTGTACTCCCACAATTGCATATCACTTGAAGATGCTATATAAAATTGTCTTGTTGCCCACGGTGGATCTGTAAATGTAACACTACCACTCACACTTGAACTTGGTGCGGGATATAATTGTTTTACTACTCTAAAAGCCATTCAAATCTCCTTATACATAAATATAATCAAATATATAATTCCTTCAAATGATTAATTCTTAATTGTGGTAATATTGTTGGTTTTATATCTAATTGTTCTTGTACATCAAGACAAAATGATGCATCTTCTGATACATTCTCTTGATATTTACCTATTTTCACCATTCTTTGTCTAAAATACGGATATTCCATCTTTTTTAATATTTCTGTAGACACTTTAGTGAATCCAAACCCACAATAGTCCACTTCAAAGGGTTTTTGTTGTTTTTGAACTTCATTTGAGTGCCAAAAGTTCATAGTACCTTGTTTTTTAAAATCTTCTTCATTCCAATCTGCTATCATAACAGTTCCACTCAAATCTTTTACATACCAACCTGCACAAAACTGTGATTCATACTTTAATAGT